CCGCGAGCCGTGATTGTGGCCGTGCTGAACGTCAGGTCGCTGAAGTCCGTGAAACCCGTACCCGCCGAGGCATTGGTGTTGGTCGCAGTCACACCGCTATTAACCAGTGCGCCGCCGCCAGCCGAATAGTTCGTGCCGGTAACTTCGTTGGAAGACGTATATGCCGTGGTGTTGGCGTCAATCGTAGCCGACGAAGTATATAGCGCCAGCTTGAAAGAGTCGCCGGATGTAGCCCGGAAGTCGTGCACGGCCAGCATAAGTTCGGCTTTAAAGCTAGTGCACATTGTCTGCGTGATTGCCATGGTATTCTCCTTAACTTTCTAAGATTGAAGCCAACTCTGGGTGGCCTACGTTGTTGAGTTTATTTACCAGAGTAACATGATTAGACCTAATGGCCTCGTGCATGTAGAACACCAGCACCTTGCGGATGCTGTCTTTAAAAGCTTCGGCCTGATCCCGGATAGCGGGATGGCTCTGGCTACCTACGTAGACAATCTTGTTCAGCGCACGTTCGGCAATTTCTTCAGGCGTAAACCCACGGTTGCTGGTGGTCTGCACCATGACGCTGCCAGCTTCGACACCAAAAAGGATGGACATGTCGCTCATCGAACGGGGTACCTGATCTGGGTTGTACGGTACATGTCTTGCCGGTTCTTACCTTCACCCAGCGCCTTGAGCTGCGCCAGCGCTTCGTTATACCGCTCTTGGTACTTAGCAAGGACATCAGCCTCACCTTTCATGAAGGTGTAAGCTTCCAGCAAAGAGCCGTAGAGCAGGGCAGAACTGAAGTTGTCACCCAACCACGACGTACCAGCGGTCACGATAGACTGCGGGTAGTAGAAATAGTGCAGTTCCATTTCGTAGCTTGCATCCGGCGTAGGGCCGAGGATGTAGGAGTTCTGGTCAAACATGGCATAGTGGGTGGGCTTGCCAGTGGTCGCCGGGTACGGGAACGCTTCGCGGATGAAGTTAACATCCTTGTTCAGTAGGTACTCGTACGCCCCGCTAGTCGGGTCGATCACAGCAAGTGAGAAGTTAGCCAGCCAGTCAGACGGTACGCTCAGATACTTGTTCGCAGCCGTAGCATTGCCCGTCACGTTCTTACGCAGTTCAAGCAGCTGCACATTATTGTATAGGCGCTGCTCAGCCTGTTCGACAAACGTAGCTACCTGCTCCGCAGACGTGAGACCACCAGACCCCGCCGTGTCCGGGAAGTCGTTCTCAGTGTAAGCCTGTATCGTTTCGACAAGCGTGGCGTAGTTCATTAGCCCATCTTTTTGCTGCTATTGGTACCCTTGGTCGCCGCGCCAGTGCCCCGAGTCTTCAGGGTCTGGGTGTTGGCAACGTTATTCGGGTAGCCACTATTGCCGTTAATTGGCACCGGCTTCGGCTGTCTGTAAGTAGTAATAGCCATCTACGTGCCCTTCTTCTGGTTTGCCACCTTGGCGAGACCGCGACCCAACGTCTTCATCTGCATGTTAGTCTTGCCGCCCTTAGCCAGCTTCGTCAGCGGCTTACCCGGGTGCATACCCTTTTCATGCTTGTGGACAGCGGCCTTAACCATGCCCTTATCCTGCTTAATATCGCTTTTAGCCATCTGGTACTCCTATGTAATTTGTATGGTCACTGTGCCTATTTGTCCTTGCCCTACCAAACTATCTGTAAGACCTGATAACTGCAAAGGGTTGTTTAACCCCACAGGGTTGTAGCCCCACTGTATAACACGACTACCGCCCGAAGGGTCACCAAAAGATATAGCCGCCGTGGGGTTTGGGGGGTTAACCGTCAAAATCTGCAAACCGGTCAAACCAGCCTGTAGGTACGTGGTATCCCGCCTTGGGTTGCGCAGAGCCTGTGGGTCGTCCACGGGGTACATACCCAGCTGGAGCTGGGGCTGGTCAGGTTCCCAGCAGGTGGGGCAAACCAAGATATTCACGTTCTTAGTCTTAATGACGAGCTGCCGCAGCTCCTTCAGCATGTACTGAAAGCCGCACCTATCGCACATGGCGATGGCTTTTTTACCAGAGGCGAACCTATTGGGCATAGCCGCCCCCTAGAAGAACATCTGGCGCGGAGCAAGTCTCAAGGACGCCTTTTCTCGGTCCTCGTCTGCCGCCAACTGCCATGATTCGTCGTACATCGCCTTCAGCATAGGCACCCTCGGTAGGGCATCCGGTAGCTTAATCGACAGGTAATAGGCCAATCCAGCCACCAAGGCCGGGAGCAGGCGGAACGGGATGTCCTGAGTATTGACGCCGTTACCCGCGTCCTGAATACGGCGCAGCCGCCAGTAGACGAACGTGTAGAAATTACTCTGGTCTGGGGTAGGCCAGACGTTGATATTTGGGTAGGCCACCCCCGTAGTCGGCTCGGTAGCCCCTGACTGCCTATTGATCCAGACCTGAATGGGACGGCCTTGGGTCAGCTTGTTGGGGATGGTAGCGTAAGTATCTACGCTAATACGGGTAATATTGATGTCGGTCTGGTTGGAGCCAGTACCGGTACGGATGACGTGGTCCAGCAGATCAATGGTATCTGCCGGGAGGCTGTAGGTAACCGTGCCCTGAGTCATGGCTATGGACCCCTGTTCAATGGTCCACAGGTTTATCCCCTTATTTGCCCACTCTATTGTCAACAGGTTAAGGCTACGCCGCGCTGTACGCATGTCGTAACCCGTGCGCATCTCAGCACCGCAACGCTCAAAGGCTTCTTCAATCAGATTATTTAGGTCAAGATTGAAGGTTGTGGTACCGGAAGTGGTCACTTACTTACCTTTCTTGAAGCCCTTCAGCATCTTGGCAAAACGGGCCCGCTGACCAAGCTTACCGGGGGCTTTAGTAGCCTTAGCCAGTTTACCAGCCGCGATAGGCTCGCCCTTCTTGGCACCAAGGCTGGCCCGCAACGCACCGGGCTTCTTGATGGCCTTGGCAATGTTGAGCCTACCGCCCTTTTTCATGTAACCCATTTTGTTACGTACATCCGTGGGCAACTTAGACAGTCCGGGATTAGCGCTGGGATCAACCGGTTTGAGTGCCATTATCTGAACCCTTTCGTTTTGTTTGCGATATTCTTTGGCTGCTTAACGAATTGCTTACCCGCAGCTTTACCAGTTCGCTTGGCCTTTGTCGTCGCTGCATATTCCGCAGAAGACAAAGACTTTATCGCGTTCTCCGGTAAGTACCGTTCACCTGTCGCCTTGGGTCCCTGCGTCGATGGCTTACCGCTTTTGGTCCGCCACTTTTGCTGGGTCCAAGACTTCAGGCTCTGCTGGGATTTAGCAAGCCCGCTCACTTATAACCGCCGCCCTTCTTCTTGTACTGCAAGGCTAGCATCTGGGCTTTGCGGGCCGACCACTGACCCGGTGCACCGCCCTTACCACCAGACTTGATGGAGCTAAACAACGACTTACGCATACCCGGTTTGGTGTAGTTTCCAGCTGCGTTAACCTTTGACGTACCACCCTTGGCCTTACGACGACTTTCAGGGACGTACGGCTTCCCATCGGGACCCTTGACCAGAGGCTTATTCCCAACGATATCCTCATCGCTAGGCCCCAGACGCTTCATCGGGGCTTCTTTCTTCGGTTCAGCCTTCGGACGCGGGCGGGTAACGATTTCGTTAATCCGGTCAAAGCTTTCCTTGACCGAATCACCACCAGCGTACTTCTTCACCTTGCCGCCCTTAGCGTACATCTCGACCTTATCCGGGTTGTCTTTCCGGGTGATCGTCTTTGCCTTGGGCATCTTAGAGGGGGACATAATGCCCATACCCCGGGACGGTCTCATATCAGCACTTGCCGCCATTCTTCATGGTGATCTGCTTGGCCTTAGTCTTGCCCTTCGTGGCAATACCGTCAGTGGAAGAGCGGAACGAACCACCCTTGGCGTACATTCCGCCCATGTTCATCTTCTTCGCGGAGCCACCCTTCTTCATGCCCATGCCCATCGGGGCAGCAGGAGCAGCCATTGCACCACGACCAGCGCGAGCAGCCATAGCGCGACCCATCATGTCCTTAAGCGCACCCATCTTCTTGTTAGACTTTTTCATTAGCGCATCTTTCCTTTTGTCTTACCTTTTATGGCTATACCGTCACCACGACGGGAAGCTGAACTCTTAGCCGGGGCGCTCTTGGCCTTGGCCTTGACTTTACCACCCTTTTTGAACGGGGTGGGACGGCTAGCCATGGGGCCCATAGCGTTAAACGCCGGGGGGTTGGTGCCCATCGCAGGGTTCTGGTTCGGCATATTCGTGCCCATCGTCTGACCCGGCATGGGGTTCATCTGGTTAAACCCGTAGTTAGGGGTACCAGAAGCTACGTTACCACCATCTGCATACTTCTTCATGGCCTTAGCCTTTTTTGTTGATTTCGTCGATTTTTGTTTCAAGCCGTAGAAAAGCCGCATCAAAGCGGTCACCCAGTTTCTCAAAATCACGGCTGTACTCCGCTCTAGTAATATGATCCCGGGCAATCTCTTCCCGGGTCTTGTTCATAAGGATACCAAGACGAGCCAGCTCGTCAAACTTGCCCTTCAGCAAAAGCCCCATGCCTGCTACAATAGCACTAAGAATAATGTTCCAGATCATCATTTCCACGTCAGCAGTCCCACGCCCTAAGGCTTTTGTTGATCCGGCTATTGGGGTCGTTAGCGGTCTTGGCGCTGGTAAGCTTCTTCTTCATCCCGGACATCCGGGCACAAAATGACTTCTTGCGGGCACCACCTTCAGGCTGGGGGCGCTTCAGGCCGGGTTTCCCGGGGTTGGCAGCATTGTAGGAAGCACGTCCCTTGGCGTTTAGACCGCCCTTGGGGTTCTTACCTTCTTTGCGTGTCCATGCCGGGGACTTAGCCATTGGACGCCTTCTGGTCAGGGACTATCATGGGGTAGAGGACATCGTTACCAAAAGCACCTTTGTACTCCTGCACGCCCATGTGACCCAGCTTGATGGTAGGGTCGATCCAGACTTCGAAGCCTTCGGCCCGGACGCGGTCACAGAAGAGGAAGTCCTCCCCCATGTAGCCCTCGGCGGTGACCTTGAAGTCGAACATGGCGTTCAGGCGGCGGTTAGACCGCTTGTCGTCGTATTCCCACTCAGGGTGCTTGGAAGACAGGACTTCGAAGACTTCGCGGCGGACCATCATGAAGGCAGTAGCCACCCGCTTCGCACGTACTAGGCCCATACCGTTCATGGTCAACTGGCCGTTCTCGTCGTAGTCTAGGTCGGTGATATAGACCTTGTCTTCGCTGCGCGTGCGGGGAACCCCGGCGACGATGCCCTTTTTGGGGTCCGAAGCCCAAGCCATAAGCCGGAAAACGTCGTCCGGTTCGAAGTTAATGTCGGAATCAATGAAGAGCAGGTCCGTGCAGTCGGACTCCAGCATGTCCTTAGCCAGCAGGTTGCGGACCCGGGAAACCACCGAGCAACCGCAGATACTGCCTATCTGGATACTGACACCGTGCTGGCCTGCGGACTGGGCAAAGCTAGCCAACGACACTGCCAACTTCAAGGAAACCTTGAAATCGTAGGCTGGCAGAGCGATGAAGAGCCGCCTTCCCGCTAGTTCGTAACCCTTAGTTGCCGCCACAGCATCACCCGTAGAATATGGTTGTGGTTAAGTTAGCGACTAGACCTACGTAGATACCGTTCTCGGCAAGGATACCTTCACCGGGGATAAAAGCGGTGAAAGAAGTGGAGTTGTAGCTATCCACTTCCATAAGGATCGTCGCGTACATCGTCACGTTGCCGTTTGTGGTCAGGCTTGCCGTGGTAACCGTGAAGGCGTTGGGGGAGGTGACGGTGACGGCGTAGACGTTGTTTGTCGCACCGCTTCCCGTGGTGAAGTTCAGCCAAACCCTATCACCAGTAGTCAGACCATGAGCGGTAATCGTTACCGTACACACAGTAGAACCGGGAATATCGTAGGTACCCGTCTGGGTGCTGTTATCCGCGAAAACAGCGTTTCTAGCCGCTGCCGCAGCGTTAGCAGAGACAATAGCTCCCTTTAGGCGAGTACGGTAGTTAACCGCAACACCCGAAGCAGACATGTGCTTAGACTTGACATCATATTGCATTGCCATCAACGAGCTCCTTGGCTTCTTCCGGCGTATTAAGACGCTGAATAAGCATTTTATAAGCAGTTACAGTGGCTTGGGCCCTAGCGGTAAAGGTTTGTGCCTTTTCCATTTCGCGCTCCAAGTCACTGATTTCCGAAAGCAAAAAGTCTTCGGTTATCTGCACGTTAAGCTACCGTCGAGACCATGATGTAGTAGGTCGTCCCGTTGGCGCTCAACACCGGCATGGTGTGGGTGACCGAGGGGCTGCCAACCGCCGCACGGAACACACCAGCAGCAGCAGGGGTCGGGACGCTCATCATGTTGGCGAGAACCTTGCTGCCCGAGTTGGTCACGCGAATGAACGCAGCCGACGCCGGGACCGTGCAGTTAGACGCCAGATCACTATCGAGCTGGAGGGCCGACAGGGTGCCGCCCGGGTTAGCCAGAGCGCCCATGCCCAGAGTAGCACGCAGGGCGTTGCCCGCACCGGAGATGGTACCGGGGCTGTTGATCGACATCGAGATATGGGCACCATTGATCGTGCCACCAGTCGCCGCGCCAACGCCAGTCACAACCGAGAACGCACGAAGGGTTTCGCCCGAACCGGTGGAGGTGAAGGTCAGCTTTTCGTACACAAGGCGGGTGTCGCCCGAGGTGGCCGAAGTCGTGCCGAAAGAACTGGAAATGTTAGTAGCAGTAGTAACGGTAACGGGGTCGGAAGAAGTACCGCCGATAAAGCCGTTCTGGGACGCAACGGGTCCGCTAAAGGTAGTCTGGGCCATGGAAATTCTCCGTGTTGTAGCACATCCCCGTACCGTCTCTACAACGTCTGCTAGGACAGTCGGTACAGGTAAAGGAACCTAGATTGGGAAAAACATACAGTCTATTAGAAAAAAGGGAAGGGGTTTTATCCCCTTCCCCCTAGTCTTCTTACGGAGCGCCAGCCGAGGCGAACATGCCCAGCGGGTCGGACCAACCGAACGAATAACGCTCGCGGCTCTTGTAACGAACGTTGCCGGTATCGAAGTCTCCGTCCATCGACTGCGTCATCGGTGCGCGGATAAAGTGCTTCAAACCATTCGGAACGTCCGTGGTCAGGAACCAAGCGTCGGTGTCGGTCAGGTAGTGGTTAACAGTGTAACCCTCCGGGATCGAACCGTTGCTCTTCAGAGCGTTGATGTCGTTGTCGGCGGTGCTTACACGGAGTTCAGTCTCCAGCAAGCGGGTCGAAACGAACATCAGGCTCGGCGGGACAACCAACTTACGGGGCTTAGCTGCGATGAGCAGGCCGCGTTCATCCGTCCAAGCCGCGATCTGAATTACGGCAGCTTCGAGGCTGGTTTCATTCAGGTCGGCAGGGGTGGGCGGAATGTTGGAGTTGGTACCACCGGAAACCAGCGGATGCGAAGCGCTGAACAGAGGCTGACCGTCGCCGCCCAGATAGGACGAGCTAAAGCCGTTGTTCAGAATCGCAGCCGCCTTGGTCTGCTTGGTATACGCCATGGCACGAGCCAGAGCCTTGGTGTAACGCGAAGACAGAGAGTCATAGAGGTTGTCCTCGATGGCTTCTTCCGTCAGCGAAAACCCAAGAGCAATCGTCTCGTGGTTGTAGCGGGCAGTGAAGACTTCCTGCGCATTGTCATAAGCAATGGCAGAGCCTTCGTTCTTAACCGGAGCAGCCGAAAAACCGGACAGCTTGGTTTCTTCTTCGAACGAGCGTTCCGAAGTTTCGGTCTCAAAGATTTCCTTATGCTCTTCGCCGTAACGAGCATATTCCAGACCGAACAGAGCGTTCAGGCCGGGAAGGAGTTCCTTAAGAAGTTGTGCGCGTGAAATAGCCATTTGTCATGTTCTCCTTAAACGCCGGTAGGCTGGGTATACTGGTGCCCGCCAACAGCGCCGGTTGTCGGCGCATTCCACTTCACAATCACTTCGGTGTAAGAACCGGGATAGCCCGCGATGGCGGTTTCCGGGACCACGTCGATGATGCGAATGGGGTACGTGTTGGTGGTAGCCGTGGTAGCCAGAATAGCCACCGCAGAGTTACCAGTGATCGTGGAGCCAACGTTCTGAACCAGCAGGGCGTTGTTGCCAACGTTACTGCGATTGACATAGCCAATCGTGGTGGTGGCAGACACTACCGCAACCTTGAACAACTGATCCGGGTCATCCGCCACGAAGGCAACGATGTCCGAAGCATAAACAGCGCCGGGATAGTACTGACGGAACGTCTTTCCGAAGACTGGGTCCGTATAGGAGCAGCCGAGAAGAACGCCAACAGGGGTAGCAGCGTCAGTGCCGGTGTCCTGAACCAGAAGTCCGGTGTTCGCCAGCTTCACAACGTCACCATAAAAGATGGCCGTCGCGGAGTTGGAAGCAATCGGAATCTGGCGCGTCGCGCCTGCAAAAACCTGCCCGCCAATCAGATTGATCGGAAGAAGCCCATACGGGGCTGTGACAGAAGGGTATGCCATTAGTTTCTCCTAGTTATTTGCCTTTGCCAAACGAGGACGAAGACTTCCTTTCACTAAAAAGGGGCATCTTCGGATTGTTCTCGCGCATAAAGTTATTGTCTACCGACTCGATTTGGTCTCGGTTCTTCTTAGCGAAGTATTCGCTGCGTTGAGCCATGAACTCCTCGGGAATCTTGCAGAGCAACAACCCACCGACCTCAATGTTGTTCTTAAAACGACTATTGGGGTCCACCATCATGTGGAACTTGGGCTGTTCTTCGGACTTTACTGGTTCCCAACCTTCGCGCATCTTCGCAGACACATTGCTCGGGTCGGCTACATTCAAGTTCGAAACACGAATCCACCGGTACGAATATCCGGGCTGTTTGTCCGGTTCAGGCAGGGCCGAAGCTGGCTGCCATGATTTGGGACGCTCGGACTGGGTACGGTTTTCAAGTTCGCGTGCAAGTCTAGTCTCAGCCATTTTAGTTCTCCAACTTTCTCAGTTCCCGGGCGTACTGCTCGGGGGTTAAACCTAACTTCTTCGCAAGTAGAACTTGCGATTGTTTCAGTACGATCTTTTTGGAGGACGTACTGCGAGAGGCCGAAGCAACTACTGTGGCTGGCTTGGTTTCGGTGCGCGTAACGGGCTTGCCGCCCCCGTTAGCCGGTTGTTCCTGCTCCCCAAAATACTCTGGAAAGCGGCGGCGCATCGTGTCATCGACGTTGCGCCAATACTCGTCAGTACCAACATATTCTTTGCCGTACTGTTTTTCGAGTTTCTGATGGTATCCCAAAGCAAGGGATGTCATCTCCACGTCTGTTCCCCACCACGTATTGCGCTCTTGCCACGCAGTAGTCTTAGGGTCGAGACGCGGAGCTTGGGCCACGTCCTGAGCAATTTCTACCTCAGGTTCTGGAGCTTGTAAAGTAGACCTATAGTTTTTTAGCTGATGCAGGCGGTAGTTAGCGTCTGTCATCTTTTCCTGAGCTTCGACAACCTTGTCCGAGTCCCCGGCTTCGTAGGCTTCCTTGTAGGCTTTCCGTGCCGCAGTCATCTCCATTTCCGCAGAGTTCTTGGAGGTATCGACCAGCATCTGCTCACCCTGAGACAGGCTGTTCTTTAGGCGGCGGTTCTCATCAACGACGCGGCGGGCTAAGTTAATGGCCTCCTGCTGTTCGCGGACAGCAGCTTCCTTTTCCCGACGCTCATCGTGCCAGACCTTCTTCATCTGCTTGAGTCGGGTCTTGACCTTGTCGGAGTATTCCTCCAGCTCGTCGGCTTCCAGCTCATCAACCAGAGCCTTGGGCATCGGGGTCTTACCCCGGTCTTCTACTGGAGTGTCATCCTCAACTTCGATTTCAGGCTTCTCCGCGCCTTCGATCTCTATTTCTAGGTCTTGGATATCGTCCTTTTTCTTAGTATTATCAGCCACTTGTGCCTCCTAGGCTCTGCTGATGCCGCGAGGGTCTTCAACAATGCCCTCCACGGAATCGTCGTTAATGATCCTGAACTCACGCCCGTGGATTTTCACCCGGGTGCCGGAATGGGGGCGCACAAGGATAAAGTCGCCCTCCTTGCACCAAGGGCCACTGGGGAAACGTGTTGCATCTTTGTAACAGTCAGGGCCCATTTTCAGGACAAACAGGACTGTGGTGAGGAGCTCTTCATGGTGAACGGTGATATCGGCCTTAAGGATGCCGCTATCGAACTTCTTGTCCACTTCGGGGATAGCGCACAGAATACGGTACCCAGACGGGTCTGGTAGCTGCTTGGCCTTAAGTTCAGGAGTATCGGGTAGTACGGTAGTGTCTTCCAAATTGTCGGGGTTTGAGCCGACGAGAAGTTCAGTCATCTGAATTTTCCAACCTTTCTGCGGTTTCGATTAGCATGTTGTTTGCAAGGAGCAGCCCACGGATAATCCCGCAGGCGTACTTGTAGTCTCCGAAGTCCTTGGCTTTACCCATGGACATGTCTTCGGACAGCACTAGGCGTTCGTCTCTTAGTTTGTCTGAAAGATATTTCAGTATGTCGTCCCTCATTCAGTCTCCTCTGGTTTACTTCCTTGCGCTGTGGTTCGGGCTTCCTGAGCCATCTCCCTAGCGATATCGACGCCTATACGGAGTTTGGCTTCCTGCTGTTTGGCAGACAGGTTGGCCTTATCCGTGGCGATCTTTGCACCGACATTCATGCCAGCGATTCGTTCCTGAACGGCGAGACGTTCGCGTTCGAGGTCCAGTTTGTCCTTGGCGGTTGCGCCATCAACAAGCAGCTTCTGGCGCTTGATCTCGGTTTCGTGTCCCTTGATCTCAAGTTCCTTCTGCTGCATCTGGACAAGCGGGTCCTGCTGTAGCTGCTGTGCTTTTTGCTGCGCGGCTTCAGCTTGGTTCTTCTGGAGCAGTTGCTGTGCGGCGGCAGCAGCCAGACGAGAAATCTGGACCTCTGTCTGCTCATCCATCTCAGCGTCAGGTGCCGGGTACGGGACACCAGCCTGCTCTTCGATCTGCTGACGGTACTCGAACGCCATATGTTCCGAAATATGCGCCTGAAGAGCCGCCATCATCGCCTGCGCCTGCGGGTTCTGCCCAATAATCTGTGCGATCTTGGGGTCCTGCATCATGGTCTGGTGGACGGTAATATGGGCCTTGTGGTCCTGATAAATGAACGCCTTCATGGGTTTGCCCTTCAGGACCGACATATTCTCACTGACTGGGTCCACAGGCTTCTGGTCGTCGTCCAGTTTGACAAGCTTATTAGCGTTCTGAATGCCCAAGACTTCGAGCATCTCCCGGTGCAGGTAGGGCATGTCGTACAGCTGCGGCGCACCCTGCGCCAACTGCATCACTGCCTGATACTGGACAACCTTCTGCGCCATGGTGGCAGCGTTGGGGTCGGACACCGGGATTACAGTGACGAGATCGTAGTCGCCCCTTTTGGCACGCGGCGTGCCATCTTCGGGTTCGTAGTCGTAGGACTCGGGGGTGTAGTCGCGGATGATGTCCCGCAGCAGGATGAACTCCTGCTTCATGGAGTAGTGAATGCGGGCCTGCACAGCCGACATCACCTTCAAGGTTCGTTCAAGAATAGCCAACGTCGTACCCACCGGGCTGTTGGCGGACATGTCGCTAACCTGCAAATCAGCAGCGCCAGCGAAGCGGCGACCTTCATCAACGATGGTACCAAGTAGCGTGTAGAGGACCTGAGACGGCTCCTTGTACGGGAGCGTCATGATGTTGTCTTTGATCGTACCAGACGAAACGTCTACGTCCCGGAACTCAGCCGGTGCAATAGGCGTGTCGTCTCCTTTGACACGAAGTCCGCGAGTCTTGAAACCACCCGGTAGGTTTGACAGGGTACCAGCATCAACAAGCTGACGAATGATACTAGTGCCAGACTTAGCAAAAGCGCCAATGAGATGAATAAGGCCAAAAGCGTAGAAGCCAAAACCCGGAATATAAGAGTAGTGAACAAAATGATTGCGCTTGCGCTTGCTTTTATCATCTGAATGCCAATTCCTTCTGATAGCTAAAACGGTTTCTGTGCCCTTCTCAATCGTAATGACGTAGGGCAGGGCGATGCCTGTCTCTTTGCCGTCGTCGTCCTTGTCTTCAAACCCGGGCAGGTCAACGTCAACGTGCATCTCAAGAATCTTGAAGCGCTCATCGTACGAAGCCCGGAAGCCCATCTTCTCCGCGATCTTCTTCTCGACTTCGTCAAACGTGCTGTTCGGCTCACCAAGGTCCTCATCCCGATAGAAGCCAGCAGCCTGTAGCTTCTTGATCTCGTTGGGTGTCTTGCGCATGACGTGCGTGACACGTTCAGCAGACTGGAGATTACTGGCACCATACGGAACGACGACATCCTCGGCGGGCACGTACATCGACACCTGCCTAGAAAGGCTCGGATCGTAGTAGACCTTCTTGAAGGCGTTACCCGACAGACCCAAGCCCCACAGCATCCGCTCGTGTTCGGGGCGGTACTCAGCCATCACGTCGGTCAACTGGTAGTTCATGTCAGCAGCGACACGAACCGAAGCTTCTTTCTTCTCCGTGGTCTCCTTACCAATAATCTGCGTCTTGACCGGACCAGCGGCGGGGAACGTACTCATCATGGTCTCGGCTTGGAACTTGACCAGTGCTTCGGATAGCAGAGGGTGGTAGACACCACACGCTCCCGGCCACGGCTCGGTGCGGTCTTCGACCTTCAAACCAAGCAACTCAAGGCCGTCCACGTAGGTCTGAATCCAGTCCTTACGGGCGCTAATATCTTCGTCAAACTCGCTCAGTAGATCACCTACTAGGCTAGTCAGTTCCTTCTCGTTCATTTCTTCGGCAAGGTTAGCGTTGAACTCGTCGTCTTCCGCATCACCGGGTTCAAGTTCGATCTCCATGTCCCCGGTCTTGATCTTGACACTCTCCGGGTCTTCGATCTCGATTTCGATATCGGGTCCAAGGTCTTCTTCGTTTAGACCGGTGAGACCCAGCGGGGCTTGGTTCACTGCTTTGTCGATAGCCATTATATTAACTTTCTTCTTTTCGCCGGATTACCGTCGTCGATGGTTATTGCGCCGCCTTTGGCGTTCCCAAGAAGCGGGTCTGTGTAATCAAACTTAGTGGCAAATTGTGATTTAAATTGACCCGGATCGAACACAGCGATACCTGTGGGAGGATTCTTTAGCGCGTTGCTTTCATAATCCAGATAGGAGTCAAACCCGGCGTTCTTTATATTACTAGTGTTATATTCTATGTCGTGCCAATCCCATGGGTATTCATCTAAATGACTACGCAAACCACCAACGTTTTTTAATTCTTTTACTTTAGATGGATTTTTTTTAACTTTAACTAGTTTGCGGTGCTTTGGGTTGGCAATATCAAACAAACTAGTAGCACGAACACGTAGAGGGTATATATTTTGACCCTCCCCGACCCCCATATCAGCAAATATTTTCGCAAAAGATGGATCGAAAGCCGCAAACCCAGCTACAGGCGCATCAGGGTTCCCGCGAGTACCTGTAAATTTATCTATAGTCACACTACCACGCTCTTGTTCTGGAATAGGACGCCACATACCACTATCAGGTACTACGGCTTTTTGGTCTGCTACTTTTAATTGATTTGTCCCATGATACATTACGGGCGGCGCAGCACTTCCTTTGTAGAAGTTCTGTAGGTTAGGATCATCCGGAAGTGGTGCGGTGTTTTTATATTTTTGCAAAAACTCTTCTATTTCTGGACGGTGTAAAAAACGTTGTGCTTCCCTTACTGCCTGCATCTCGCCTACTCTGCGGGGTATAACAGAACCTACGCCCACCATGTTCATGGCGGCGTTCAAAGTATTTTCGGGGGTTGCTTCGCGCTCCCCAGAGTAGACATCCCCGGGCAAGGTGATGGCGTCATAGATAGAATTAACCGCACCAGACAAAAGGCTGGGAACCGCTAACTCTTTAGCGCCGGTTTTTTTGTTTATCCGAACAGGCAGAATGTTAAGGTAGTCGTACTTGTTGTCCTGCGGAATAATCTCAGCCAACCCCTTCTTCCCAGCCATCAGTAGTATCCCTTACCCCGGTTTGACTTAAACATCTTGGGCTCTTCTTTCTCGTCCAAATCGGAACCCACGTAGCCACCCCTGCGGAACCGCATCAGGGCCAAAGAAACCGAGTCAACATAGTCGTCGTGCTCACCCGCAGGGAACTCAGCGACTTCGTTAACCACCTCTTCAGCCCAGTGGGTGTTGGGACACCATACTCTACCACTAGCAAATAAGTCACTAACTGCGTTCAGTCGGCTGATCTTATCATTACCCTTGCTTGGTGTGAACTCCTGCACCGGGATGCCCATGGCCCGCATCTCATATATAAGTGGGGCACCGCTGGCCTTCTTCTCGATGATGATACTGTCGGGCTTCCACGACTTGTACTGGTCCACCGCCACCTGTTTTAGCTGGGGAAACTCCATTCTTTCCCGGAAGGCATTAAGAAGTATGATGTTTGCCTGCTCCTTACCCGTCGCATCGGCTTGGTAGAACACCCCCCACGTGGTTAGGGCCGAATAGTCGGCACGCTGGCTCTTCTCAAACGCCGTATCCCACGCCATTAGGGTAAAAGTGCACTTGGGGGGCACTTCGGACTCCCAAATCATCCACCAGTCCCGCTTAACGATGGCCGAAGTCTCACTAGTGGGGTTCTGCTGGTACTGAGCCATCCATTTTGGGTTCGGAAGCTCTTCTTTTAGGGCCGTAAGCTCCTCAAGTGACCAAAATTCAGGCCAGAGGGGGTTACCGGAGGGCAAAAGCGCCGGAAATTCAATGACTTCCCACTCTTCACCGCCCCGTTGGAGCGCCGCCTTGACTACTTGCCCCGTCAAGTCACGTTTAGACCACCGCGTCATCACTATGACGATGGCACCACCGGGCTGGAGTCGCTGCCGGGGTCCCGAAGTGTACCATTCGTAGACCTTATCGTAGACTTCCGGGCTGGTTTCCGCGATTGCCGCTTCCTGTTCACTGTGCGGGTCGTCGATAATGAGCAGGTCGGCACCTTTACCAGTCACCGCACCCCCAACACCGATGGCGAAGTAGTCACCACCCTTGCTGGTGTTCCACCGGCCAGCCGCCTTGGAGTCTGCCTGCAAGACTAAGTCCGGGAAAATCTTATGGTATGCCTCTGTATCTACTAAGTTACGCACTTTGCGCCCGAAGCCCACGGCCAACTCAGCCGTATGGGAGGTCTGGATGACCTTCTTGCCCGGTTCCTTGCCTAGGAACCAAGCTGGCAGCAGATAACTGGCGAACTCGGACTTAGTATGCCGGGGTGGCATATTGATAATGAGCCGCTTGCACTCACCCTTGGCTACCCGTTCAAAGGCATCGGCCATGCGGGCATGGTGCCTACCCCCGATGAATGACGGCCACATCTGGGCCACGAAGGCCAAGAATTTGTTCTTGGCTAGCTTCTGTTTCTTCAGGGACTCTAGGTGATCCAGCTCAGCTAGGAGCTTCTCCTGCTCTGGTATGGACAGGGCTGAGAGTATGGTCGGGATGTCTTTAAGTGAGATGTTGTCGAGCAGGTCGGTCAGGGGGTTTCCCCTTCTTCGTCTTCCTCAGTACCCGTCTCGTTCGCGCTAGCTACCCCAAGCTCATCGTCGAGGTCATTGTTCAGCGGGGTGATATCTATAATGTCAGCGTTAAGCAGGCGCTTGACCCGTTCCTTGATGGCATTCTCAAGGTCCTCGGGGTTCTTGTAGTTGATGGTGATTTCGCTGCGCTCGGTAAAGATTCCAATATCCGAGTGCTTACCCAGCAGTTCCAGAGCCTTAAGTTCAAACTTAGGGTCACCGCAGTTGGCGATCTCCATGAGCTTGTTTGTAATAGCAGCACGTGCGCTGGCTGCGTCTAGTGCCAGCTGTTGGCCGTAGGTTTTGAGGAATGCAGCGGCTGCGAATGCCGTGTTCACATTAGTAAGGTTCTTGGATTTTTGCTTGCTTATAACGGCCTTTAGCAGGCTTTCCTGCCGTGCCGCGTCAGCCGGGTCCAGCTCTAGTGAAGCACCAAGATCAACCTGAAGTTCCGCAGTTGCTCCTGCTACCGCCATTTCCTCAAGGAAAGTCGGGGATACCTCTGGCGAAGTATCGTAGGGAACCGGGTGTTCGTCGGTAGGCTCTACGTGGACTATAGGCATAAATATGGTGTCTGCACGCCGTTTGGGGCCTCAGTTAATGAAGTAGTAGGAGAAACAAGTTGCGAAGTAAACCCAAGCAAAAACTTTTTGAAAAAATATACCCCCCGGGGGGTGTTGAAATAAAATTACATAGGGGGGGTCTGCTGTGAAAACGCGGTATTGGTTGAGCATATTAATATGTATAGGGAGTCCCGCCGTCACATATATAAAGTGAGGGATAGGGGGCCGGTAGGGTCTGACTGGGGCGAAAACGTGCTTCCATGCCCCATGCGGTTCGCACGACAAAGCGGCCCAAATAGTGACACGTCACTAAATCCACCCCGGAAAAAACCCAGCTAACCCCAGTCAATTCCCAGTTTCGTAAGGCCCTTGCATCTTGCGTGTACTTCGCTACACTCAACGAACCGATGGGGATTTTCCCAACGGTTTTTAAAGGGAACTAGAAAATGAATAAGACCAGCAAGACCAGCAAGACCAGCAAGACCAGCAAGGCCAGCAAGGCCAGCAAGACCAGCAAGACCAGCAAGACCGAAACCAATACCGCCAACACCCTCACCGACCTGTCATCCTTCACGGGCCGCGCCGCTGACGGCACGTGGAACGAACTGGATTTTAAGGCGGTTTCCGCCTTGTCCAACCCCGCTTTTGCTTCGCTCTTGTCCATTGGGTCCGCTGATTTCAAGGTCGCCAGTGATGCTGACAAGGAATTGGGCGAAAAGAAGAAGCCCTATCAGAAGAAAATGGGAACCATCCAACATAACATGGCGGTTGCCTTGTTGAAGCGTCACCCCATCAAGGCTGGAGACTGGCTTTCGATCCCCGTCGGCCAATCGCGTTGGACGTTGCAGAGTAAGTTTAAGGAGGTCGGCGCGGATATCGCGGCATTCAATACCGCTTTCACTGGTGCCGGGTTCAAGGAAAACAATGTTAAGAAAATCCGTCAGCGCATTTTGGACAAGGCGCGGGCACTGGCTTTCGAGAAGGATTACGATGCTGAAATGCATTCCGCCATTGTCGCGTGCTTCAACAAACTGGCGACCCTTTCGACGGAAATCACTGGGCGCGTTTCGGAAACTATTTGGGAAAAGGCCGAGGAAGTATTCGCCACCGGCGCGGGATTGATCCCCAGTGAAACCCGGACGGCTATCTATGCCGACACGCTCAACCGCATGGAAGCCAAAGCGGACGAAAAGGCAGAACGGGAAGCGGCGAAACGCGCTAAGGAAATCGCCAAATCCGCCAAAGCCAACAGCAACACCTCGCCCAAAGTGAACGGCGCGATGGTCGGTTGATCCTACTGGGGCTGGCTTGCGCCAGCCCCTCCCTTCCACCCAGTGACTTTGACCCTGTGCCGAAAGGCACGGGGTTTTTTTTGCCAAAAAAACGGTCATTGGGAACTGTCATTTTTTTAAGAACGGTCATAGGGGGTAGCCTTAGGAGCAACAGCGGCTTTTTAGGGCTAGGAGCAACGGCGGCTTTTCAGTGACAAGTCACAATGTTAGAATGTTCAAAAGCCACTTGGACAATGTTCAAACTAAGTGCTTGATATTGCTGCACTGTTCACCATGTTAGAATGTTAGAGAGCCAAATGGTCATTTGGGGATTTGGGGGTCCGGGCTAATCCGCAAGTGCGCAGCGCCCCCATTTTTTCAAAAAAACCCCCCAACCAATAAAATCAATAAAAATCTATAACATTATAACTTTGTCCAAAAACTCGACTTTTTTTCCTTTACTTACAGGGCCATAGGTTGTTCAAACGATTGTTCAAAACCGTTTTTCGTTTCTAACATTCTAACATTAGGCCCCCTACTTTTTCACCCCGACCTCCCAAAACGCCCCACCGCTCTTCTAACATTCTAACATTTGAACATTGGGCCACCGGGTTTTGTGACTTGTCACTAATCCTTCCCCAGAAACCCCTTGACATTTACTACATACTCTGCTATACTTAGCATAATGGGAAAAACCCCCAGACAACCCAGCCAACTTAGTGACAAGTCACTAAACAAGAGAAAGACCAAACCAATGACCCAGTTCGTAGACGCCATGTTGTTCACCGCCTTCGCCGTGTTCTGCTTTGTTATGGCGCTGCTGTTCATGGACCTTCAGCAGTCCACCGAAGCCGTCATCCTCTTGTTCCTGTCCGTTGCATCCTTTGGTGCAGCTGGCTACCGCGCAACCCACTAACCCCTACCAGAAAAGGATCAACACCATGAGCCTAGACATCTACCTGACCGCCAGAGTTATCACGGACGTATTCAGTGCCAACATCACGCACAACCTGAACAAGATGGCTGATGCTGCGGGCCTGTACCAAGTCATCTGGCGCCCTGAAGAACTGGATTTCATCGAGGCCAAGCAGTTAATCGAGCCGCTGAAGGCGGGACTGGAGCTGCTCAAGTCTGACCCGGACAAGTTCCGTGCGTTCGATGCGCCTAATGGCGGGGGTGACTACGTGACCCTAGTTGATTTCGTCGAGAAGTACCTTGCCGCCTGTATCGCATGGCCCAAGGCATCCATAAGCGCCCACTGCTAACCCAA